AGTATTTTAAACATGCTGGTAAGTGAGATTACAGAAAACTTTGCTGACGGTAAAGTAAAAGGCAAAAGCAGACCAGGACGAGTAAAGAAGTCTGGTGCTAGTTGCAATGGTAGTGTTACAGCATTACGCAAACGTGCTAAAAATGCAAGTGGTGAAAAGGCTAAAATGTACCACTGGTGCGCCAACATGAAATCAGGTAGAAGCAAAAAAGGTAAATAGTATTATGAGATTAAGAGAAATTACATCTAACATTAAACAGCCAATTAACGAATTTGATATTTTAGGCGGATTAAAATGGCTTGGCAGGGCCGCACTAAGTGGGCCAGCAACTGCCGCACAAATTGCGTTAACACCTAGTTCTACATCCGCATGGGACACTACTGATGCTCCGGCTATGTTGTATAATAAATTACGTGCAGACGGACGAGATGAAGCAACTGCAAATGCCGCGGCATTAGAACTTAGAGATAGAATTAGTCGAGGCGATCACACCGCTATTCAAACATACAGAGATGCTACAGGGGACACTGGCCAATTGCCATGGGACTTACAAGATTTACAAACTTCAATTGATCAAAGAATTGCATCAGGTGGCGGACGTGGAAACGGTGCCGCTGAACTTGCTCAAAGGCGAGCAGATGCGGCAAATGGTGTTCCAGGAGCAGGTCCTGCTCCAACAGACAGTCCAAAAGCAGATACTACTGCTCCACAACAGCCATCTACACCTGGTGCAAGTGATTCATCTAATGCGCCAAGTAGCACAACGGATACTAGACCATCAACTACTGCTCCTAAGACTACTACTGCTCCTAAACAACCAGATGCTGTTCCAACTTCTGTTGCAAATTTGCCTAATGTTGTTAAAGACGCAGGCGCCGCTCAAGCACTAGCACAATCTAATCCACAAACATCAGCACAATGGGCTGATGGTATTGCAAAAGCAACTGGTGGTACGCTAGGTGCATCAACTGTACAGTCGTTAGCACAAGGTGCTATGAAATATGCTTTGCCAGCGGCAGCTGTAGTTGCATTGTTATACGGTGGTAAAAAATTGCTTGATTATGCAGGTTCTAAAAAGAAAAAAGAATCAATAGGTGAAAATAGCTCTGCTCCAATAGTTGCCGCTAATGTGGCATCTGTTGCTAATCCTCAACACGCAAAAGGCCATGTTGGAAAAGATAAAAATGGCTTACCAAAGAAAAACTCAAAGAAACAACCTGGTACTAATTTAGTAATAAATGCACTAGATGATGACGAGGGCTTCTTTGGCTCCAAGACAATCAAAAGATAAATACTGTATAGGAAAACACAATGAGAGAAAAACATTTAAAAGAAACTGGTTTAGCCGATATGGCATTTAAGGTTGAACAAGACCACGAAGTTCAAATGGCTCGTGCCGAATTATATAAACTAGCTAAGTATGCAATCAAATTACACGAAATGCTTAAAGGTGTATCAGAGCAACAAGGTTTAGAAGGTTGGGTGCAAGCTAAGATTACAAAGGCCGCTGACTATGTTTCAAGTGTTTATCATCATATGGATTACGAAACTAAGTTTGAAGAAGTAACAGAATCCAATAAATCAATTGTAGAAGGCATCGACTCTCCAATAGTGACGATGACTATTCCAAACACAACTCCTGAGATGGCAGAAAAAATGGAGAGAATTGCTAACGAAAAGAACATCGAGTTTTCAAAACAAGGAAACACTGTTTTTTTGAAGGGTAAAAGAATTGATATGACAATGCTTACAACTAAAATGGCTATTGCTCAGACAAACATACCAATGGTTCCTGTTGAACCAAAGCGTGGCACTCCAGGTAATCCAATCGGCATGTCTAAGGATCAAATGGCAGATCCTGCTAATCAAGACCTAATGCAAAAAGCAAGACGTATGGATGCATTAGGTGATAGTGTAAACTATAAAGGTTTTTTAAGCAGTTTATTAGAAGAAAAAGTAACAAATAAGTTATCTGAAAAAGTAGAAATGTGTCCAAAAGCATGTTGCGGGAAACCTGTAACAGAATGCTCATGTGGACCAGATTGTAAACATTGTGATTGCTACGAAAAGAACAAGGCAATGAAGGAATCTAAAAATAACCTATGTGAAGATTGCGGTAAAGAAAAACTTACCAAAACAGAAATGACAGAAATTGCTAATCTAGAAGAAGGCAAAAAACACGGCAATAGTAAAGTTTATGACAAATGCTGGAAAGGCTGTCGTAAAGTTGCAGGCAAAAAACGTGGTGAGCCAGGCTCGTGCAAGTGTGACTAAATGTCTCAATCATCCATTGGTGGTTACTATCTAGAAGACAGTGCCGAAGATTTTGTTTGGCAAACAATAGATCCAGATCATATCTGGGTTATGGATAAACTAATACTTTCACGTAAATTAAAATATAATAGTGGCCCGGTCGGACTTGATGTTCCGCATCCGGGCTTTTATATTGTACGTCCTTGTGTTAACATGTTAGGACTAGGACTAGGCGCTCAAAAGGTTTGGATCGAACAACAAACAATACATCTTCCATTAGGACACTTTTGGTGCGAGTTTTTCGAAGGCGATCATTACAGCATAGATTACTTCAAAGGTAAGCAAATGCTATGTGTACAAGGTAAAAAACCTGAAGATACATTTACAAAGTGGACTGATTGGCGCAGAGATGATAAGAAATTTACGTTTCCCACATTACTAAATGAATTAGTTGAACATCATCCTTGGATGAACTGCGAGTTTATAGGTAACAAACTCATCGAAGTACACCTAAGACGCAACGAAGACTTTGATGGCAACATCAATCATTTCATTCCAGTCTGGAAAGGGCAGGATACTACTCCGCCCAAAGGATACACGTATCGTGAATACCCAGACATCCACGACAGAATTGGTGCTTTTGTTAAATAAAACGCTTGACAAAGCCTAAATAATCATATATAATTAACTTAAATTACAACTCAACAAGGAGAAAACTATGAGCGATCGTACCTATGGTGCAGAAGAAAAAGCAAAACTCGAGCGTCTTGTCAATGAAGGCGCAACAGTTCTAAGAGAAATTGAAGATCTTACAATGGGTCTTAAAGAAACAGTTAAAGCCGTAGCAGAAGAACTAGATATTAAACCAGCACTAATTAACAAAGCTATCAAAGTAGCACACAAAGGTGACTGGGATAAAGTAAACGATGAGTTTGAAGATCTTGAAACACTAGTTGTTACTGTTGGGAAAGACAAATAATAAGTGGAAAAAATAAAAGACTTTTGGCTAGATAGTTATACTAGTGATAAAACTGCATTTGCATTTGAACTTGTAAGTTTTATATTTACAGTTGGTGCAAGTATGACACTAGCCTTAAATGCCAAAGATCCAAATATGCTTATTGTGTATCCAGGGTTTTTTGTTGGAAGTATAACTCAAGCGTATGCAAGTTATCGTAGAGGAGCGGCATGGGTATTGCTGTTGACTACTTATTTTGCATGTGTTAACATTTTTGGATTTGGAGTTGCATCACAATGGTGGTAGAAGTTTTAAAACTTTTAGGACTTCTTGTATTATTTTATGCTGTTCCTATCGGAGCATTAATAATGTGGAATAATGAGGACCCAAAAAAATGATAGTAAAACCTTACCAGTGGTTAGCTTGGTTCAGTACAGCTTGTTTGTTAGTTGCCGCTACACTAGCCGCATTTAATATCTATCCTTGGTACATCTTTGCGTTTATTGGCAGTAATAGTCTTTGGGTACTAATAGGTATTCTATGGAAAGAAAAAAGTTTGATTGTGCTAAACGCAGGACTAACCGCAATTTACATTGCGGGATTGATGTTCTGATAAGTAATAATAACGCCAATAGCAATAGCTAGGTAAGTAGATGGTTAAGTTGGCCACAAGCAACGTAGGAAAAAATGAAATTATCGTGTAGTACAATGTACATTTCTCAGCCCGTCGCTATTAGACATGGTGCAATCGGCTTTAGTAAACAATTCCGACAATCTATTATTGAACACTTTCTTAAATTGAAAGAAGAAAGTGAACCTACGCACGAGTCTTGGAAAACCGGACACGATATTCATCTTGACCATAACATACTCAATCCATTACTAGACAAAATACACTTATGGTATTGTCATAATGTTGTAGGACCTCGCGGTCCTAAATTTATAACTAGTCAAGTTTGGAATAATACTCAACGTTTAAATATTGATGCTGAAGTATGGTTCCAAGAGAGCTTACCTGGGCAAGGTTGCCCACAACATGAACATGGCACATTAAGCCGTTATAGCTGGGTATATTACTTAGATGTTGGTGAAAGTAATAGTCCACTTACATTTGTTGAAATGAAAGAAACAAAAAACGAAGTATTTCCGGTTGACGAAATACATCTTCCTGTGTATAATGATATGATAGTTATGTTTCCAAGTAACATACATCATAAAGTTTATCCTGTAAACACAACCAGGTATATACTAGCAGGAAATATTAACGATATCTCGTATAAGGAGAATTAATTGAGTTACGTAGACGCATTATTTGATAGAGACAATGATATTATTCGTGTTGTCGAACGCAAGGACGGCAAAAGAGAGTATCGAGAGTATCAAGCAAAGTACACGTTTTATTATGAAGACCAACGTGGCAAATACAAAAGTATCTACGGAACTCCGTTGACTCGAATTGTATGCAAAAATACAAAAGACTTTCGTAAAGAAGTTGCTATTAATAATAGTAAAAAACTATTTGAAAGTGATATCAATCCAATCTTCCAATGTTTGAGTGAAAACTATCTTAACCAAGATGCTCCTAAACTAAACATTGCATTTTTCGATATTGAGACGGACTTTGATCCGGAACGAGGCTTTGCTGATCCTGCAGATCCATTTATGCCTATTACATCAATATCTGTATATTTGCAGTGGTTAGAAACAATGGTGTGTCTTGCTGTTCCGCCTAAGACGCTTACTATGGACGAAGCAAAGAAAACACTTGAAGGTATTGACAATGTAATGTTGTTTGAAAAAGAAGGTGATATGATTGATACCTTCTTAACACTAATTGAAGATGCTGATATTTTAAGTGGTTGGAACAGTGAAGGTTATGATATTCCGTACACTGTAAATAGAACTAGTCGTGTACTAAGCAAAGATGACACACGTAGATTCTGCTTGTGGGGTCAGTTGCCTAAGAAGCGTGAATATGAAAAGTATGGGAAATCAGCTGTTACCTTTGACCTAATAGGTAGAGTGCATTTAGATAGTTTGGAATTATATCGTAAATACACATATGAAGAAAGACACAGCTACAGGCTTGATGCCATTGGTGAGATCGAAGTTGGTGAAAACAAAGTCCCTTATGAAGGTACTTTGGACCAGTTGTACAACAATGACTTTAGAAAATTCATCGAATACAACATACAAGATACCGCACTACTGGACAAGCTGGACAAAAAACTAAGATTTATCGATCTTTCTAATTCGATTGCACACGAAAACACAGTGATGCTACAAACCACTATGGGTGCTGTTGCTGTTACAGAGCAAGGTATTATTAACGAAGCACACAACAGAGGGTTGCAAGTACCTAATCGTCCAAAGCGCGATGATACAGAAAACACACAAGCCGCAGGTGCATATGTTGCGTTTCCTAAAAAGGGCTTACACAAGTGGATTGGATCAATGGATTTAAATTCACTATACCCATCTGTAATTCGTGCATTAAATATGGATCCTGCAACTATCGTTGGACAAATTCGTCCTGATATAAGTGAGTCTCGTGTACGAGAAGATATGGGGCTACAGAAAAAGAGTTTTGCAGGTAGCTGGGAAGGACGCTTTAGTACAGAAGAATACGAAGCAGTTATGGACCAGCGCAAAGATATCGCACTAACTATTGATTTTGAAAATGGTCAAACAGAAGTTTTAAGCGGTGCAGAAATACACAAATTAATTTTTGATAGTAATATGCCGTGGATGCTTAGTGCTAACGGCACAATCTTTACAACAGAATTTGAAGGAGTTATTCCTGGTCTATTAAAGCGTTGGTATAGTGAGCGTAAAGATCTGCAAAAGATGTTAAAAAAGGCAAAAGATGCAAAGAACGAAGCAGAAATTGAGTACTGGGATAAAAGACAACTTGTCAAAAAAATTAACCTTAATAGCTTGTATGGTGCTATTCTTAATCCTGGGTGTCGCTTTTTTGATAAACGTATTGGCCAGAGTACTACACTAACTGGTCGTACTATTGTTAAACATATGAGTGCAGAAGTTAACAAAGTTATTACTGGAGTATATGATCATGTTGGCGAAGCAGTTATTTACGGTGACACTGACTCTGTATACTTTAGTGCGTGGCCTACTTTACATAAAGAAGTAGAAGCTGGTAACATTCCTTGGACTAAAGAAAATGTAATTACACTTTATGATCAAGTATCAGAGGCGGCTAATGCAACGTTTTTTGATATGATGGCAAAATCATTCCATTGTCCAAAGAGTCGTAGTGATGTTATTGCGGCGGGTAGAGAAATTGTTGCAGAAAGCGGACTGTTCATTACTAAAAAGCGTTATGCGGCACTGGTGTATGACACGGAAGGTTTCCGTTCAGACGTAGATGGTAAGCCAGGTAAAGTCAAAGCTATGGGCTTAGACTTGCGCCGTTCAGATACTCCTGTGTTTATGCAAGAATTCCTAAGCGAACTATTGCTTATGGTATTAACTGATAAGAAAGAAAAAGACATTCTTGAACGCATTACAGTGTTCCGTAAGGAGTTTAGTGCAAGACCAGGCTGGGAGAAAGGTTCACCTAAACGTGCAAACAAGATTGGGCATTATCAACGTCTTGAAGAAAAGCAAGGCAAAGCAAACATGCCTGGACACGTAAGAGCAAGCATCAACTGGAATACACTCAAGCGTATGAATGGTGACAAGTACTCGCAAGAGATTGTAGACGGTATGAAAGTTATTGTTTGTAAACTAAAACAGAATCCATTGGGCTATACAAGTGTCGCTTATCCAACAGATGAGCTACGTATTCCAGAATGGTTTAAGGAACTGCCGTTTGATGATGCGGCAATGGCAGAAACTATCATCGATAATAAACTGGACAATCTAATTGGTGTGTTGAATTATTCATTAGAAGATACTAAACAACACACTACATTTAATAGTTTGTTCGACTTCGGAGACTAATATGAAATTAACTTTAATCGGATACGGATTTGTAGGCAAGGCTGTATATGAACTACTAAAAAATCATTATGATATTAAAATTGTAGATCCTACTTATAATAACAATGAAATTCAAGACGACAGTGACGGATATATCGTGTGTGTGCCAACTCCATCGACTGTAACTGGTGTATGTGATATGTCTATTGTTGAGTCAGTAATTAAAGAATGTCCTAATAGCAAACCTATCTTAATTAAAAGTACTATTAGTTTAGAAGGATGGAAACAACTTGAAACATACAATAAAGAAATTACGTTTAGTCCTGAATTTTTAACTGCGGCAAATGCCAATGAAGATTTTAAAAACCAAGATAAGATGTTATTTGGTGGTGGTAATAAAGAATTTTGGAATGATGTGTTTATAGAATGTAAAGCCTTTAATCCAATATACGCAACAGTAGAAGAATTAATTTTAACAAAGTATTTACGAAATAGTTTTTTAGCAACAAAGGTTGCTTTCTTTAATGAAGCGTTTAATCTATGTGAAACAGCAGGCATAGATTATAATCAAGTTAAGGCATTGGTAGGAATGGACGATAGGATTACACATAGTCATATGCAGGTTCCTGGTCCAGATGGTGAAAGAGGATTTGGCGGCGCTTGTTTTCCTAAAGACACAAAAGCATTACTACATAGTGCAGAAGAAATTGGATGTTCGCTACTAATCTTAGAAAGTGCTGTAAAAAGTAATCAACAACTTAGGAGTAAAAATGACTAACATATTAATAACTGGCCATAAAGGATTTATTGGAACTGTACTTACTAGTCGATTAGATAAAAAATTTGATACACTAGGATTAGATATCAAGGAAGGCGACGATATTTTAACTTGCGATTTACCGCATCCCAGTGTTGTAGATGTAGTTATACACCTAGCCGGTATTGGAGGAGTTCGAGAAAGTCTAGCTGACCCTAAAAAATATTGGGATACTAATGTAGAAGGTACTAAACGTATCTTAAATTATTATCCAAATGCAAGAGTGCTAGTCGCAGGATCAAGCTCACAATACGAACCAGAATTAAATCCGTATGCGGCAAGTAAACATGTAATTGAGTTTATTCCTCATCCTAATGTTTGCTTTATGCGATTCCATACAGTATATGGCCCTAGTCCAAGAGCAAATATGTTCTTTGATAAGTTACTAAACAATAAACTAGAATATGTTACAGCTCATAAAAGAGACTTTATTCATATTGAAGATCTTTGCGATGGAATTGAATTGCTTATTGACAGTCAAGTACAAGGTCCTATTGATATTGGTACAGGAACTACTGTTAGTATCCAAGAAATAAGACCCGATTTACCTGTTAAGTTAAATACTATTGGTGAACGACAAGTTACCCAGGCAAATACAAGAGCAATGAGAACATTAGGCCACAGACCTAAATACACAGTAGAAAACTTTTTAAAAGAACGAGGCTTTAAATGAAAATAGGCTTTACATGTAGTACATTTGATCTGCTTCATGCAGGACATATACAAATGTTACGAGATGCAAGAGAACAATGTGATTATCTAATTTGTGGATTACAAATTGATCCCAGTATTGATCGGCCAGAAAAGAACTCACCTGTTCAAACAATTGTTGAAAGACATATTCAACTCAGTGCAGTTAAGTATGTTGACGAAATTATTCCTTATCAAACAGAAACTGATTTAGAAGATATTCTAAATATGCTTCATATTGATGTAAGGATTCTTGGCGAAGAATATAAAAACGGCAAATTTACCGGAAGAGCAATATGTGCCAAGCGAGGAATTGAACTTTATTTCAATAAAAGAGAGCATAGATTTAGCTCAAGCGATCTACGCAAAAGAGTATCGAACAGAGAAGGTAATGCCTATCATCCCCAGGGATAAAAGGTAAAAAAACACTTGACATTTAAACAAATATGTCGTATAATCTAACAATAGGAGAATCATTATGAAAGACATTTTACAAGATATCGTTGCTAAAACACATGCACTAGGCTTTTTGAGTTTGGTAAAAGTTACAGGCGACGAAACATCAACTACAGTTGAATCAATGGCAGAGGATCGTTCAGTCATTCTTTCAAGTTCAACTAAACAAAAAGTTGAAGAGTTTGGCGAGAACATTTTTGGTATGCCTAATCTGGACAAACTTGCATTGCATTTGAAGAATCCAGAATATCAAAAGAATAGTAAACTTACTATTATTAAACAAGAACGCAATGGTGCAACAGTTCCAACTGGTATTCACTTTGAAAACGAAGCAGGTGACTTCCAGAACGACTTCCGTTTTATGGTAACTGAAATTATTAACGAAAAACTTAAAAGTGTTAAGTTTAAAGGTGCAACATGGAATGTTTCACTAACTCCAAGTGTAGCATCTATTACAAGACTTAAATTACAAAGTGCGGCACACTCAGAAGAAACTACATTTACAGCAAAAGTTGAAGAAACTGGCGGCGTAAAAGATCTAGTATTTTACTTTGGTGACGCAAATACACACGCAGGTAAATTTGTTTTTGCAACCGGTGTTGAAGGAAATCTTACACACGCATGGACATATCCAATTGCACAAGTTCAAAGTATTCTTAACTTAGACGGTGATACAACTATGAGTCTAAGTGATCAAGGTGCTATGCAGATTAGCGTAGATTCAGGCATGGCAACATACGATTATATTTTACCAGCGCAAAGCAAGTAAAAGAAAGGACGAATGAGTAAACTCATAGATAAAATAGGCAAACTACATTCAAGATTATTTAATTATGTTAGTGAAAAAGCAAAGACAAGCAGAACATGGGCAATAGTACTTACTATTCTTGTTATATACGAGTTGATAGAACATTTAGTATATCCGTGGCTTGTACCTTTGTTAGCCTTTAAGGCATTTGGAGAATAGTAAATTGAACACGGATCTAACAGCATCACAAAAAGACTACGCAGTATTCTTGCCTGCATTAAGTGGGTTTTATGCTACATTTATAGGTAAGCAACGTAGAGAAGAATATGTTGAACAAAGTCGTATTCCTTATCCAAATATGGAAAGTATGAATTGGTTAAACAAAAAAGAAGGATTGTTTAACTATCACTGGACCTTATATTCAGCAGGACATGCTGAATTAGATATTAACAAGGATGCACCTAAAGAACTAATGGTGCGTGAACGTGATAGAGAGAACAGTTGGCTACTTGGTGACTCAGGTGGTTTCCAGATTGGTAAGGGTGTTTGGGAAGGTGATTGGAAAGATCCTAACTGTCCTAAGGCGCAAAAGAAACGTGAGCAAGTTCTTGCGTGGATGGATGCTTACATGGACTATGGAATGATCCTTGATATTCCGGCTTGGGTGGCACGTTCGCCAGCAGGAGTAAAAGCAACAGGTATTAGTACATATCAAGAAGCAGTTAATGCTACACGCATTAATAATGATTACTTTATGAAACATCGCACTGGTGCTTGTAAGTTCTTAAATGTTTTGCAAGGTGAAAATCACGCTGACGCAGAAGATTGGTATCAGCAGATGAAAGACTATTGCGATCCAGTTAAGTATCCTGACACACACTTTAATGGTTGGTCAATGGGTGGTCAGAACATGTGTGATATTCATCTAGCATTAAAACGTATTGTTGCACTACGATTCGACGGATTACTTGAAAAAGGCAAACATGACTTCATGCATTTCTTAGGTACAAGTAAACTAGAGTGGGCGACACTGCTAACGGATGTACAAAGAGCAGTTCGAAAGTATCACAATCCTAACTTTACAATTACATTTGACTGTGCTAGTCCTTTCCTTGCAACTGCTAACGGACAAATTTACATTCAAACAGAAACTGAAGATAGAACAAAATGGGTCTATCGAATGGTTCCTAGTATCGACGAGCTAAAATATGCAAATGATACTCGTAATTTTCGCGATGCAGTATTACAAGATGGTATCTTTAAAAACTTTACAGATAGTCCATTAACTAAAAATATTAAAGTTAATGATGTTTGTATATATGCCCCCGGAGATACTAATAAAGTAGGCGGACCTAAAATCCTCAAAGGTGACATTGACCGTGATAAACATGGTAATCCGATCTTAGATGAAAGCGGCAATCCTATTGTAAGAGGAAAAGATTCAACAAGTTGGGATAGCTTTAGCTATGCTATTCAAATGGGTCATAACGTATGGAGTCACATAAATGCAGTACAAGAAGCAAACAGACAGTATGATAAAGGAAATCTTCCAGCCATGCTTGTTCAGGAACAGTTTGACAGGGTTTTATTTAGAGATGTTGTGGATGCGATATTCGCAACAGACAACAGAGACAGAGCAAACGAAATCATTGAAGAACACTCAAAATTTTGGATGAGTATTATTGGTACTAGGGGTGCAACAGGTAAAAAAACTGTAAATGCACAAACACATTTTGGTAATTTATTTGAGGAAGTATAATGTCTAATTACACAAATACTAGCGAAAAGATTGAATCACATCTTGAAGAACTAAAACGGAAACATCGAGCCATTGACACAGAGTTAGAAATCAAGTATAATAATCAAACATTAACTGAAGAAGTACGTAGAATGAAAACAATGAAGTTATGGTTTAAGGACGAAATACATCGACTTGAAGCTGAACTTCGTTCATTAAACGGAGAGTAGTAGAAAGAATGAAAAGAGATTACGAAACAGGCACAGCAGATGACATTGTTTTCTTTACAGGCGTAGAAGTTGAAAAGACTCCTGCATATGGAATGAAGACACTGTTTGTAACTGGTGTGCAACCTTGTGATGTTATACAAAAGCATTATGATGAAGAGCAGTGCGAACATATCTTCTTTGGTGCTAATCATAGTTTTAATCCAGGTACTAACTTTCCTGAAGATGCAGATCAATGGGATCCTTGGGAAAACATGATTAAAGCGTTTCTAACAGCAGGTAAGATTTGTAGTTTAGACATTCCTATTACACTTGCTGAAGCATTTCTTGAATCAAGTTTAGTAGAATATGACAACTTTATCCCACAACTTCGAATTCCATTGCCTTATGCGAAACTGTGGAACTACAACACTATGTTGAAGATTGATGATAAAGATTTTAAGGCAACTAACCCAGGTGTCTGGTGTCATAGCTTGCACGATCTAATGGACAGAGAAAAGTTTACAGATTGGACGAAATATGGGCTTGACAAAGTATTGAAATGAAAGTATACTATAAAGACAATGCAAGAAAGATATCACGATTATATGTTACGTAGAATGAAAGAAGAAGACAATAAAATGAGCAACCCTATGACAACAGCAGAACGTAGTATTTGGGTAACCTTTCAAAAAGAAGGTGTACATATGTACCCAGGTGCTGATAAAGATCCTAAACTAGCAACCGGCGATTGGGATGACGTATCATTCCTTGGTATTCCACATCGTCATATCTTTCACTTCCGTGTTCGTATTGAAGTATTTCATAACGATCGCGATATTGAGTTTATTCAATTTAAACGTTGGATGCAACGACTATATGATGTCGAAGGTGTCCTTGAACTGAATCACAAGTCATGTGAGATGATCGCAGATGACTTGTATCAAGAAATTTCTGCAAAGTATCCCGGCCGCTTTGTAGAAATTAGTGTCGCTGAAGACAACGAAAACGGCTGTTCTATTTTTTATCCAAAGTCATAACTAAGAGGAATATATATTATGACAATCGAATTTAATCGCGAAGCGTATAACAAAGTGTTTGAAGACCTAGAACGTTTTAAAGCGTTTTGTGCAACTGCTTACCTATATGGTCATAACGGCTATACTTGGGACGAAGCAAATCTTTATAACAACAAGAGTCCAGCATGGCAAGCCTATACTAGGTTCCGCAATGGTGGGAAAAAACGCAATAATGACCGCAACAACAATCGCGGCAATAATAACTATCGCGGCAATAACAACCGATTTAATAGCAACCGAGGTAACTAAATGACAATTTTCATTGTAGATATTGAAGCAGTAGATACACGCTACACTAAACAGTGGAAAGAGTATCTTCCTAAACAACTGCGAAACTCTACAAATGAAGAAGTTGTAGTTATTAGTGGAGGGGAAACGCCTCAGGCTACAACGCCTGGGGCTTTCCTTAACTTTGGTGGTACTAATGTTTACAAAAGTAAACAACTAGAACAAATAGGAGAAATGTTCTGTGCAGGAACTATTAAGGACGGTGATTATTTTCTCTATACCGATGCCTGGAATCCTACAGTTATACAACTACGCTACATGGCAGAGCTATTGGGTGTTAACATTCGCATTGGTGGCTTGTGGCATGCAGGCAGTTATGATCCCCAGGATTTCTTAGGTAGGCTAATTGGAAATAAACCCTGGGTAAGAAATGCTGAACGTTCTATGTATGAATGTTATGATAACAATTTTTTTGCTACCCAGTTCCACATTGATTTATTCCAACATACTTTTAAACCTAATGGTTCTCCAGAACGTGATTGGGTAGATACTAGTAAGACAGTAAGAGCAGGTTGGCCTATGGAATATCTAAAAAATAGTTTAGATAGTTATAAACATATGCCTAAAGAAAATATTATTTTGTTTCCGCATCGCATTGCTCCTGAAAAACAAATTGAGATCTTTAGAGATCTTAAGGAACACTTAACACAATACGAGTTTATTGTTTGTCAAGAACAAGAGCTCACTAAAAACGAATATCACAATCTACTAGGTCGTGCTAAACTTGTGTTTAGTGCTAATTTGCAAGAAACATTAGGCATTAGTTGGTACGAAGGATTACTAGTAGATTGTATTCCAATGGTGCCAGATAGACTTAGCTATAGTGAAATGGCAATAAACGAATTTAAATATCCTAGTATTTGGACTAAGAATTATACCCAATACGAAAAATATAGAGAGCCACTCAAAGAAAAAATTGTTGATTATATGGAAAATTATAAAGATTATTATATTCCGTTAGATAAACAACGTAAAAAACTTAACAATCAATTTTTTAGTGGAGAGGCGTTGTATAATGCAATCAAAGAAGGATGATAGTTTTACTATCGATATAAGTGATTTAAAGTTGGACAATTTTGTAGATAATACTACTGCTGATGATGTTACTATTAACTTAGACGATACCTACGGTACAACTACATCGTACTGGGCAGGTGTCAGTGCAAGTGATATTGCATTTGATAATAGTACTCCGGGTACAATTACTATAGACACTAATACTGCTGACACTATCGATATAAGTTGGATCTACAATAATATGAATATAGATCCAAACCAAGTCGATAAGATGTGTGAACTCTATCCAGGTTTAGATAAAGTTTGGCGCAACTTTAAAAGCGTATATGATATGTGCAAACAAGATTACGAAGGAAAGAAAAAAGCAGGAGAAATTAACGATGACTATCCTTTCTAAGATTATGGACAAGCTCGGCAGGCGTCGAGTTATCACAGACAGAGACGGAAAGGTACCTTACCTTATCCGTTATTATGTATTTTTAAAAGAACGCAAGAACTTTCCTTTTAATATTACACTACACAAAGTTCTTGTAAGTGATGAACCTACACTACATGATCATCCTTGGGGTTATGCTACATTTATTCTTAAAGGTGGTTATTGGGAACACATTCCTATTATTAGTAAAGAAGGTGCAGTAGTAGGAAGCACAAGAGTATGGCGTGGGCCAGGACATTTCCGTAAGCGTTCAGCAGATGATTTACATTGGCTAGAACTTGCTAAAGACTCAGA